TATATTGAATTGGAAATCTAACGAAGGATTGATCGCCGGAAGCTCAACATTGTTAAATGAAGCATCATAGTCTCCAATTTGGGAATTAAAAGAAGGATCGATACAAATAAAACGGACTTGGTAATTTTGGGCTGTGAATTTTGTCGTTTTTTCGTTTTCTGCAAATATATTGCTTAGTTCAATGACGGCTTCTGGATTTTCTTCATCTGGATTTTCTTCATCTGTGAATGTATTTGGTGTTTGTTTGAATCCGAACCCGCTATTATACGATGCATCGGAATCATCGACCCATAATTGTTTTGACTCGGTTGTTTCGGTTGTGTCGTTCCACGATGCATCATATGGAAATATAAGAACTGTTTTCGAATTAGGCATGTTCACATTTGGGATGTTTCGGTTTAGTTTGATATTCCATACAAACTGTTTCGTGTGCGAATCATATGTAACACCAGAATCACTATCTAACTTGGGTTCTAATTGAAGAACTTCGTTCACCTGGATTAATAATTGCGTCATGGTAATTTGATTTGTAGGCTTTAATTCTATCTCGATCGCTTGTACTTCTTCATACGTGTAATTTTGGCTCACGATAATTTGAGAATCATCCGATATACCTTGGAGGTCATCGTATTCTAGTAATATCTTGTCATAGTTTTTCGAACTTAATGTGGAATTTGTATACAATACACTATTATTGCTCGGGGTGGTATATTGATATTGCACTATTTTGAATTTATTGTTGGTTGTATCGATCTTGAACGATTTCTGGTTTTCGGGATCTAACACATTTATATTTGGGTCGCCACTATACACGGTATACAAACGATTGTATGATGTGTCTTCAAATCCCAACATTTTTGCCAATGACCCGAACTCATTGGAGGGACGTTCAAAGTGCATTTCATAATAATGTTCGTTGTATACCTTTTGAATATCCATTGTTATGGTCGATTTACAATCTGTCACGTTATAAGTTATTTGCGTCTGACCAAAATTCACATCTGGATATATGTTTCTTAGATTTGCAAAACTTCCTTCGATCGCGGTTTGTAATGTTGCTGGGCTGTAATTCCCTGCATCCACTTCTATTCGGTATTCGTGGTCAACTGTGTCGATTCCGGGAGTATTGCTCTTTAAATAGAAGAAATTACTTCCGTAGTTTTCATTGATCGTATACCATGTCACTGGCAACTGGATTGCATATAGTTTGATGGAGACCACGTCTTTTAATGTTTCGGTGAAATTCAACGTGAAATCGGTTGACATGGTGTATTCTGAATCTCGGTATTGGCTGTCGATACTGATGGTGCGTTTGTATGTTTCTTTTAAGATTGGGTTTAGTTTCCCTACAGTGTAATCGAGTTGTTGGATTAATGAGACTTCTTCTCCTGTTTTTGTGTCTGTTTTTGTGTCTGATTTTGTGTCTGTTTTTGTATCTGTTTTTGTGTCTGATTTTGTATCTGTTTTTGTGTCTGATTTTGTATCTGTTCCTTGGGCCATGGTCGTAAACCCTTCGAACGGTTCTTCGTCGTCCTCTTCTCCTTCATTTGGTACGTCAAAAAAATGATCATATATATCGGTGAAAAACTTGTACAACTGTTTTCCAGCAGATGTTCGGATGAATGAGTACCGTCGGATCATTTCTATTAGTTTTGCTTCTAATTCACGGTCGGAAGGACTCACTAATCCGAGTATGTTTAATAATTCTTCGTCGTTATACGCGGTTACATCATATTGGTTTGTCATATTATGTTGTTCTTATACATGAATAACATATTTATATGTGCCTATTTGTTGAATATATTTACAAAACATTATCTAAATCTGGTGGGTCTTTTCTCGATATTTTGATTGTCTCGTGTTTCATACGCATATACATAGTGGGCAATCCTAATATATGTGCTACAAAATAAGATGCAAGGATTAGTAATCTGGTGAATAGGTCTTCTGGAAACGCGGGCAATAAAAAACCTACACATTCGATACATCGGAAACTCAACCAATAAATCGTGGCATAATCTAGCATTTGGTTATTGTGATTGTTTTGGTTTTTCAGTTTATACTTTTTTGCAAACATATTCTCTACAATTTCACTAATATTTAATTCTTCACGCAATTGATATAGTTTGCGTATTGGGAACTGTGTTATCAACGGGGATCGTTTCATGTTCTGCTTCCCTTTAAAACATATGGTTTCTAATATCTTGATCGTTTGCTGATCTTCTTCATCCATTTCCGCGGTTTCTACATGTTGAGATCCTGTATAACTATATACATTGTAATTGGTGGTGAAATCATATTCTTTTATCGAGGTGTCATATACTTCGTTTTTTTTGTAATATGGAATATTATGTACTTTTCCTACACCCATAATCTTGTTTTGCGTATTGTTCAGTTCCAGCACATAGAGAATCTTCCCTTTGACGATTGTATTTGTGATTTGTCTCGGTGCGCTGTACACACAATGTATATTTTGTTTTTTGATTTGCGGATGTGTACGGAATCGTTTGTTTTGTTTGTATGTAGTGTCTGTAAATCGGCTTGTCATGATGTATGCTTTTAATGATTTTTGGTATTCTTTTTGTCCATATTCAGAGACGGGGCTTTGAAATAGTTGTTGGATTCGTTGCATTGGTTGCATTGGTTGCATGGGTTGCATGATCATTTTATTGTATACCTGCGATTGAATACAATAAAAAAAGTTAGTTTGTGATTTTGTCAATTTTTCAGTTTTTTCTTTTCATTATGGGATTAAGATATGATTAAGATATAATTAAGATATGATAGACTTACCTGCTGTGGCGGTTGCGGTTGCTGTGGCGGTTGCGGTTGCTGTGGCGGTTGCGGTTGCTGTGGCGGGACAACAGCTCTCTGTGATCATCCAATAATGCGGCTCTGCTCTTTGTGGGACTACTTTTAATGTTTGTTTGTTTTTTATACGATGAATCCAATCATTGGATCGATCTGAATTGGTATTCCATGATACTGTAAATAATATACGTTTGTATAATGGATTATGCTTTAAGGGTAACTCGGTCATTCGTTCAATCATTCCGAGGTTTGCTTTTTGTAATGTTTCCATAATAAAGGCTTTTTGAATATTGATGTTTATTTTTGGGATACATAAATCACAACGTGACATTTTAGTGCGGACTATTGTTTGTGTATTGTGTGTTGTGTGTTGGCCATTGTGTTAAAAAGTTCAATTTTTTACTTTTTACTTTTTATGGTGTGATTCGTCTGATGTTAGTGTATTATATCTAGTCGTATTAAATCCGTTTCTAATTTCGCCTTGTACAAACTGATCTAAGGCCATATACAAGCATTTTTCTTCTGTAATGTCATACAGAAAGTTCCACAAAGGTTGGTCTCGGTATGTCTTGTAAAGAGGTTGTGTGTAATGCATCCAAAACATATCAAACTGTTGTAAGGTTCTCATATCTTTTGTATAAAAGCCAAATACATTGTTTTCCACATAACGTAATATTTTGTCAAAATCGTAATCTTGCGCACACGTATTCAAATATTCTTTTGATATTTCTATATTTTCACGTGTATCTTTTTTATGTTCAACAATACAGTCCATTTCAGACGCAATTGAGTTTTTAAATGTGTGAATATGTTGTACAATTTTCAAAGAATCCGTTTTCATAGTTTGTTTGATGACTTGATTCCAATCAATCGTGGGTTTCAAATACAAAAAATGATCTAAATAAAACACAAAATCATAATCATCATCATCATCATCATCATCATCATAATTACGCACATACTGTTTCAATGCATGGTGTAATTGAAATTTAAAATATCTAGAAACATGTACATTTGTAGGTAAATTCTTTAAACTTGGGTTGTCTTTGATATTCACCGTAATCACCTGATATGGATGATCTACTTTGATTTGCTCCGGTTGTAAATTTGTAAACAAATAATAGTCAATATAATCAATTTTGGGTACATTTTCACCGATATCTATTTGGTCTGCTTCCCCAAAATACGAGCAACAAACACAGCAGTTATTTTTCCTTTTACGTAATACAATAAAATACGAATCGTCTGGAAAATTCTGGTCTCGCATATCATAAAATTCTACCATATAATTATCGCGTATATCTACGACATCCTGTGCAGGGATTATTTTACTCATCAAATCTACATTCAAGAACAGATCTTTTTCCTGTACATTTTCTATGATATATATACCATTTGTCGCCATGTATTTACGTAGGCAATTAAAAGACCGGAGTTGGTCATGTGCCTTGTGACTACCGTCATCAATCACAAACTCGAATGTATTTTTTCTGAAAAACATATTTAGTTTTTGCGTATCTGATTGATCACATACATATGTTTTAATTCTATCCTCGAAAAAGATAGCATTTGGGTTTGTATCAATGGCGTGAATAGTTGCTTCGGGGAAAAATTCTTTCCAGGCTCTAGTACTTGCACCATTCTTGTATCCTAAGTCGACCATATGTCTCATGTGATGTTCATTTACAAATCCGATTCCGATTTCCAACATCGTTTTTACAGAATGATCTTTCAACAAAGAATAATACGTTTCTGAATACGGGTGGCAATGTTGATTTGGGTTCGTTTGCTTGTATATACCAGTTTTATCTAATTTATGCTTGTAGAACAGTTCACATAATGGTGTTTTAAAATTCATTCGTGATTAAAATTATATAAACAAACACATGATATTATGTATAATATAATTTATGAAATATAATTTATTGTTGATGTTAAACGACGAATATATATATATGTATAAATTATCTTACATATAATATAAATATATCATAAATAAATTGATCATATATGATTTACTTTTTTAATTCAACTGGTAATTTTGGAAGTGATAAGATGCGATGTACACATATACTCGAACATTTAAATACAAAAAATATAAATACAGTTGTTGTGCCTCAATCTTCTAAAAGCTTTATTGACAAAGTGAAAGACATAAAAAATAGTAAAACGTTTTGGATAAAAACCATTGAAGAAAACGCATTAAAAACTAGCAAAAAGAATAACAACTGTAATATTTATGATTGTGTTGATAACTACGTGTACAATAAAAACAAATTAATACATTGCATAAAATCAAATTTGCTTGATATTATCATTGTAAACAATAATTTTATGAAATTAGAAATAGAAAAAATGAATGAAAATATAAAAGTTATAGTAATTTATCATCATTATGATCCAATATATAAAACTATTCCTGTATATGAACCAGAAACATTTACATTTGGATATATTGGTTCTCTAGCAAGTTTAAATCATAGTGAGAATTTTAGATTTCATAAAGAATTAGGAAAAGAATTCAATATTGTCTTTCTAGACTCAGAGGATGGCAAATATTACAATATATCGGCATTACCCCAAAGTGGTAAACCCCAGAAACAATTAGATAATATTGAAATTAAATTCCATTGTCATATTAGTATAAGAAAATTGAATTCTGACCTATCAAAATACAAGACATCCGCAAAATTAGCTACATCATGTGCTTTTCGTCAAAATATTTTAACTACAAATGAAGAGTGTATAAGAGATTTACTACCACCAGAATACCCTTTCATTTTATTAGATGATGATCTTAAGTCAATAAAACAAATGATGAATAAAATTGTCAATGATTACAACAGTAACAAAGTTCTATGGAACAAAGGATTGGAAATTATTAATGACGTAAGAAAACATTTGGATTTAGAAAATAGTATAGGTAAATCGTATGAAAAAATTATATCAAATGATTTCTAATTAAAAATATAAAAATTTAAACCGATGAAGATTTAAAATCGCACCCTTTGGGCGTTTTTATCTCTTTATCGGTCACGATCCCGTTGTGCGGATTTAATTCTTCAAGGGTTTAAAGGGCAATTAGATGCATATATGTCGAGACATAATTATCCATTTCAAGCGTGGTTTTTGCGCGGGGGAAAATTTGAAATAAACGCATGTAATTCACGAAGACCGTCTTCAATCTGGACTTTCGGTTCGTAATCTAGATCGCGTTTCGCTTTTTCAATACAAGCAAATGTATGTGGAACATCTCCCAACTGATCGTCTTTTGAATCTATGATTGCTTCTTTCCCACATACCTTTTCACATGTCTCAATAAATGAATTTAATGTGATAGGGGTCGAATTTCCCAGATTATATACTTCACATTTACGATGCGTTTTGTTACGACATGCACCCAAAATACCTTCTACAATATCTGATATGTAGGTGTAATCTCTGGAAGATGTACCATCTCCGTATTTTGGAATGGGTGTACCGTCCATAATTGCTTTCATGAATTTATAAGGTGCCATGTCTGGTCTGCCATGAGGTCCATATACAGTGAAAAAACGAAGTCCAATGCAACTTATATTATACAATTGCGTATATGTTTTGGCAAACAACTCCATAGACATTTTACTACAAGCATAAGGACTATTACAAGTACCAATCACATCGTTTTCGCGGAAGGGTGTTTTGTTTAGCCCATATACACTACTACTACTTGCATATACTACATGAAACACATCGTGTTTGACACATTCTTCCATTATATGAATGAATCCTTCGATGTTCACTTTAATGTACTTTTTGGGATCTTGTATAGAATTGCGGACACCTGCCATTGATGCTAAATGTATCACTTTATATGGTTTCCAGTTTGCAATAGAATCGGTAGAACATATATCGTGTTCTTCAAAACAAAAATGTTTGTGATCTCTCAATAAATCTACGTTGTTTCGTTTAATAGATACATCATAATATGGATCGAAATTATCAATTCCAATTACTTCAAACCCTTGGGTTAGCAATGTATTACATACATGAAACCCAATAAATCCTCCACATCCTGTCACTAGAATGCGATTTTTATGATGGATTTCTCGAACACACCCATTTTGCTTACAAAACGCGTGCTTATACGAACAATGTTTTACTGGAAAACAGTGATGGCATTCTTCTTTGTTGCAATCTTCTAATATACAAAACATTTAAAATTAATATAATCAAATGTATAAAACAATATTTGATTATATTTTTTGTAATTCAACGAATCTATGGTACAGCTTACCGATCTGTTCGACACAAACTTTTTCTGTGGTCTGTTGGTCTGTGGTCTCCTTTTTTTACGTTTTCTGTGGTCTGTGGTCTCCTTTTTTTACGTTTTCTGTGGTCTGTGGTCTCCTTTTTTTACGTTTTCTGTGGTCTGTGGTCTGTGGTCTCCTTTTTTACTTTTTCTGTTGTATGTGGTCTGTGGTCTCCTTTTTTACTTTTTCTGTTGTATGTGGTCTGTGGTCTCCTTTTTTACTTTTTCTGTTGTATGTGGTCTGGTTTCTGGTTTCTGGTTTTTAGTTTGGGTTTAACACATAGTTCGTTTAATAAAATTCGATGTGAAATTCGAATGCTGTCTCAAGTATATACATCCAAAAGAAATCTTGATATACGATTGTTTTTTATATGTGCGACGATTTCCGATGAAATGTCTAACACATGTGGTCTACTTTGCGCGGATTTGAGACAATTCGTTTCTTTTTTTCTTTTTATATCTGTTTACTTACAAAAGATGTCTCCGTCAGATTTAGATATTTCTTGGATCGAAGAAACAGAACGCATTCAAAACTTATCCGAAATTCCCACAAAAGAAAATTGTCCATATATCAAAACTTGCTACGTTTACTTAAACATGAACAAGTGCATTGATGATGTAGTGTATGATCAGATCACATTCGACGACACCGACACACTGATTTCGAGAGAACAACTCCTACATATTTCTGACACACACAAAAAGAAAACCGCTGTATCGAAATTTCTTATGAAAGATTGTCTCTTATTTCATATCGACTTTGACTCCGAACAAATTGCTTCTTTTTCGCAGTGTAAAACAGAACATCTAAAAGAACACACTTCGAAATGTTTACATCATTATCACTGTATGGATACAATCCAGATCCCACCTAGTTTGTTTGTTTTTCATTCTATCAATACATTGTATTTTATCTTTCAAGAAGAAGACTCACATGAGACAAAAACGTCTTTGAAATCGATTTTGAAATCCGATAAGTCGAAACCTTATTCGGAACGCCACAAATTTACAAAACGTGTGAAACTTCGTTTGCCTAGAGGGACGCGGAAATATCATGGGTGATTGTGTTTTGTGTTTTGTGTTTTGTGTTTTGTGTTTTGTGTTTTGTCTCGGTTCTTTTTACAAAAAAACCCATATAAACTCTTTCGTATATAATATTGTACCGTATTGTTCTGTGCTTATTTTTGTTACATGAATTACGAAATCGCTATATCCGAATTTTATTTTACTCTGAAACGGGAAACCGACTGGAATCAGTACATTGTTCCAATGAAAACGTTTTCCACCATTTTACATTCCCTGAAATCAGACATTAGCCGTGCTTCTACAAATGAATCATTGACTCGTTTCATACACTATATGATCTTGTTATATAAAATGATCGGGTACACACGTGATATATATTACGGGAAAGGAGAACAAGACTTGACATATATGATGATTTACATATGGTATCAATATTTCCCTTTGCCTGCACTACACATATTGCACATGTTGCCGCAATTCTTAGATATTGAATCGAAAGAAAACCTTCCGTATGGATCATGGAAAGATATTGGACGGTTTTGTAAATTCGTGAGACACTTTTCCAAGTCCGGTGACAAAGATCCATTGATTGAACATGCAATCGGTCTGTTAAATCATCAAATCGATGTAGATAGTCGTTGTTGGATTGAAGTGAGTGATTCCTGGGAATTGGATTGCAAGAACCCTATGCGATTGGTCGATGCGTCTGCCCCGCGTGCTTGTGATCATATTTCGTTGGCATGTAAATGGACTCCACGAGAAGGCTCTTCTTTGGGCTGGTTATTTGACCGGTGTGTGATACAATGGGTTCGTTCGATCAAGCCTCATTATTTTAAATTTATCCGTGATGAGACACAGTTTCAACGGGTGTTCCGGAAGGCGAAGTGCGAGTATCGTAAAATGGTTTCAGGGATGACGAGGGCCTGGGATTTACCACAGATCAAACAGTGTGCGAAAGATTGGAAAGCCATTTCCCCGGAATCGGTTTCGTCGAAAACGTTGCATAACAATCGGCGTGCGTTTTTGAATGTGGATTCACAAGGAAATACACGGTATGTGAATGATAATGATCGTATTGTGTGCGGGCAGAGATTTGAGAATTATTTTGGGAATGACTTTTTGAAGGATTATGAGACTGGATCTTGTCTCGAGAAAAAGTACTACAATATAGATTTGTGTTCGTTTTTTCGGAGTGTGTTCTACAAATCGGTTAATTTGTCCGAACAATGTTATTTGCAGAAAGTTTGGGGGAAATTGCTCAATCAAACCATTGATAATCATTGTTGTCAGCAGTATTTTCTACCGATATTGGATCTATCGTTGTATGGATCTGATGGATTTCATCAAGGGATCGGTATATCCGCTATTTTGTCTCATGTATCGTCCATCGGGCGGAGAATGATTGCGTATGATACTTCCCCGACTTGGATTGATATGGATGGATTCAAAACAAATATAATAGATATTGTAGATCATATTCGTGGTTTAGCTTCTGAAAAACACATCGGGTCGAATTTGCTGGATTCGATTGAGTTTATATTGCATTTCTTGATCGAGAGTGAGACTTCTGTAGAAGATATGTCTCGGATGGTGTTTGTGTTTATTAGCGATTTTAGTAACATAGATAATTTTAATGAGACACATGGAAAAATAATAGATGGGTTTACACGTCATCAGATCACGGAAGCGAATATGCCTCGGTTTGTGTATTGGAATGTTGGTGGTAATGGTAATGGTGGTGGTAATGGTGGTAATGGTAATGGTAATGGTAGTTTGGAAAATCTATCCACTGAAAAGGCGCTCGTTATCAATGGCTGTTCTTTTTCTGTAATACAACACTTATGTTCTGTTACAAATTGGGATACTATGAATAATTGGGGATTGTTAAGTAGTTTGTTGTCTCATCCACGTTACAATGTGCTTGAAAACTACATACATGAATTGCTTTCCAAGTCCAAGGTTGGAGGATAGTGTTCTTGTGTTCTTGTGTTCTTGTGTTCTTGTGTTCTTGTAAATCAATGTTCTTGAGACTTCTCGTGTTTCTTTTGCAACAAAATATTCTCGGCTTTTTTATTTTCCTCCAGATCTTTTTTGATAGACTCTTTCTCCGCATCGATTACGTCTGGTTTCTTTTGATATTCCACAAATGATTTGTTCCATTTTAAAAAGTCCTTTCTGTCTATCGATTTGCTGAACTTTTTCAATACATGATACATTGCTTTCGGGGATTGCCTTTCTGTCGGCTTTGACAATATATATGTCTCGTGCATCTTCATGTATGTATCTACAAATGGTGCTTGTGCTTCCATTTGTACATTTTCTTTCATAAATCGATAATAGATTACTACAAGACTATATGTGTCCCATGACTGCCAGTTCTCTAGTAACTGTTTTGCCATACTTGTTTTGTTTTTGTTTTCAAATGTACCGATCCATGTTTTCCAGTATTGTTTGATCTGTTTTGTCTGTTTTGTTTGTTCTGTGGGTTTGATCGATGGATTCTCTGTAAAGTATGTCTCTATTAATTGGTTCATATTTGTGATCGTATCTTTAGTTACTTTGGTTTTCATCCATCCTTTGTCTTTTACTACAAACGATATTAACATTATATCTGGACACCATGGTGGATATTTCTCGTAATGATCGAAAAAGGTTTGGTGATATTGTTCTACGGGGAGTTTTTCAAGTAGAATGGACATTCCGAAATCGATGATCACTGGATTCTGGATCTTCTCGTGGAACATAATATTGTTGGATTTAAGATCATAATGGATCACTTTTGCCTTTTCGAGTTTTTCTAAACTATTCAACAAGTACAATTGTGTCTCAATCATGTGTCCAAAAAAGGTCGGGGTATCCTTCAAAAGTCTTTGCATTAAATGTTCTTTTAATGTTTGATTTCCTACATATCGTATCTTTATTGAGACAAATGGGTTGGTATGTGTTAGATCTGTTTGTTGTTGGTCTTGTTGGTGGTCTGCGTTTTGTAACACTTCACATTGATTGATATCGTCCTTTTTGATGGAGGCCATTTTTAGTGGACAAGTACTCATTACCGGTGCAAAATAATCGTAATACTTTGGGAATCTCTTTTTGCGAATATGATCACCCACCGCCTTTTCGTGGTCGGTTTCTTTTGAATCTTTTTGGACTTTGGTCACATATTGAACCGTTTCCGGCTTCCCACTACAAGCGATCCCTGGATAAAACACACATCCATATGACCCTTTGCCGATTAGCTCGGGGGTTTTTTGTTGTGGTTTTTGTTGTTTGTCTCTGTTTTCTACAATTAATTCCATTATATACAAAGTGGATAATTTGTTTTTGTGTTTGTTTTTGTGTTTGTTTTTGTGTTTGTTTTTGTGTTTGTTTTTGTGGTATCTAATATATGAAGTCTATTTTCGTTTCAATGAAGCCTTGTATTCTTGTTGCAAGCGTTAGCATGATGTTGTTAAATCCTACACTGGCTTATTTTAGTCATTCCTGTCCTGGAAATGCTTTAAATGCAAACGTATTGGATTATTCGCGAAGCATACACGAATTATGGGCCAAAAAACGTTTAGTTTGTTGTGACTTTTCGGATGATTCTTCTTTTGTTGATTCTTCTTTTGATGATTCTTCTTTTGTTGATTCTTCTTTGGATGGTTCTTCTTTTGGTCGTAACAAGAAAAAAACAAAATCGAGATTGTACTCTCCAAAGTCTGAAGCACAACATTCATATTTGTCTCTTTTACAAGATTCGAAAATCCCTCTTGTAATTGCGGTTGGTCCTGCTGGTTGTGGAAAGACTTTGTTTGCATGCATGCAAGCGGTAACAGAACTAAATAATGGGAATGTGAATAAAATTGTTATGACTCGCCCCCTTGTCTCAGTAGAGGAAGAGGAAATTGGATTTTTACCTGGTAATATGGTTTCGAAGATGGATCCGTGGACGCGACCTATGATTGATATTTTTCGGGAATTCTATTCGATGACAGACATTCAAACGATGATTCGGAATGGAGTGATTGAGATTGCCCCTTTGGCCTATATGCGTGGTCGTACTTTCCATCGTACATTTGTGATTGCAGACGAGATGCAGAATAGTTCGCCGAATCAAATGCTTATGTTGACCACACGTTTAGGCATGGGTTCTAAGATGGTGATCACGGGGGATTTGCAACAAAGTGATCGGGATCGGGATCGGGATCGATTGTCTTTGAATGGGTTAGTCGATTTCTTACATCGCTATCGTACCATGAACTTTGAAGAGAAACAAGAAAAAGAAAAAGAAAA